ATAGGTTATACATTAAAATATATGACAAAAAAGGGTAAAATACCATTACATTATAACGACGATAGACAAAAAGAATTCAGTTTAATGTCAAAAAGACTTGGAGATAATTATATAACACAAAAGATGATTAAGTGGCATAAACAAGATTTAGAAAAACGTATGTATGTAAACATACCAGATAATAAGAAAATAGCAATGCCACGTTATTATAAAGATAAAATATATAATGAAATAGAAAAAGATAAAATTGCTATGTATTTAAAAGACATAGCAGAAAAAGAAACAGAAAAACTTCAAACAGAATTAGGAGAAACATATGAAAAAGTAATGGTAGAAAGACATTTAAATCAATTCAAAAAGATGTACAAAAATGCCGAAATAGGCCGTCAATATGAATAAATCAAACGCAAAAAAATACATTATGCAAAAAGTTAAAAATTCGTTAAATTACGAATATCAAGACCAAAAAGGAGAAGTAAATACTTTACCTTCAATGACAATTCCAGACCAAACAATGTCAATAAGAACAATTGTAGATAGATATGCAAAAGGCTTACCAGTATCAGCCTTTACACCAATATATGAAGGCGAAGACTTTTATATGCCAGACCCCAAAACATTAGATTTAGTAGATAGAGCAGAATTACTAGAATCAGCAAAACAAGAAGTGGAGAGTATTAAGTCTCGCCAATGGAAGGAAACACAAGATGTTGAAAACACTGTGGAAAACTTAAAAAACGACGTAGAAAAGACACCAATTTAACATTGGTGTCGCTTTCTGCGTAAGACAAGCGAAGCGCGTCAGAAACAAAAAGCACTAATATTCCTTGATATATTAGTGCTAATTGACACTAAAGCAAAAAAAAGAGCTATATTTGAAAAAAAAGGTAACGTAGTGGACGCAAAAAAAAAATAAAAGCGATTAATAAGCGAAAGTCAATTAAAAACTAAAAAAACAAAAAAATATGCCAATACCATTAGCATTAGCAGCAGCAGCAATACCAGCAATAACAGACCTGGTAAATAGCGGTAGTACATTATATACTAACGCACAAAACAAAAAGTTCAGTCAACAAATGTATGACAGACAAAGAGCAGACGCATTACAAGATTGGGACAAACAAAATAAATATAATAGTCCAAGCCAACAAATGCAGAGATACAAAGAAGCGGGATTAAACCCAAATTTGATATATGGGCAGATGTCTAATTCAGCAGCAATTAGAAGTACCGATATGAAACAACCCGACTTTGTAGCACCAAAATTACAAAACACAGGACAAGTAATGAATAATTACATAGACCTAAAATTAAAAGAACAGCAATTATCAAATGATAAACAAGCTGGAGAATTATTACGTCAACAAACTCGAGGAAAAGAATTAGAAAATCAAAACGTAATAGACCAAACACCTTATATAGCAGAAGAAAGATTTCAAAGAAGTAGATTAATCGGAAAACAAGTTGATAGTATTATGGAAGATATTAGCAATAAACAACAAATGAATCCGTTATTAAGAGATAAAGTTACAAATGATATAAAAACTATGACACAAAATAGAATGTATCAAAATTTAACAACCCCACAACAAATTGCATTTCAAAAAGCATCAACAAAATTAATTGAAGCAAAAATAGCTGGACAAGATATAGAAAATGCATTCAGAAAATATACCAACTCATTACAAACAAATTTAGGAATAAATTCAAACTTAATATCCGATATATTAAAAATTGGTTTAGGTTCATTATTAAACAGAAAATAAAAAATATGAAAATATTTTGTATATACTACAGAGGAATGGTAATAATAAAAAATCAAACATTAGAGAGAGCATTAGAACTATTAGAGCGTTCAAGCGCTTTAACAATAGGAATACAAACAAATAACAATTAAAAAACCAAAAAATGAAAAGAGGTTACAAAGGCCGTCGAAGTTACGGCAAAAAAAAAGGTGGCTATAGGTCATCAAAAGTAAAAAGAACATATTATGTATCACGCGGTGGAATCCGCCTTTAAAACAAACAAAAATGGGACAAAACCTTTTCAACAGCATTCAGCTGAACAAACCAAAAAAAAACGTCTTCGATTTAACGCATGACGTAAAGTTATCAACAAACATGGGGCAATTAACCCCCATTTTAACACTAGAATGTGTACCAGGAGATAAATTCGATTTATCATGTGAAAGCCTTATTAGGTTTGCACCAATGATAGCCCCATTAATGCACAGAATGGATGTAACAATGCATTATTTCTTCGTACCAAACAGAATATTATGGAGTAACTGGGAAAAGTTCATTACAGAACACAATAGCGAACATGTAGCACCATACATGGCATATACAAATGGAGATTATACAGCCATGCAAAAAAAATTCATGGATTACATAGGAATTCCACCAGTACCAGTAGGAGGAGTAAGTACAAATGTAAGTGCATTACCAATGGCAGCTTACCAATGTATATATAATGAATATTATAGAGACCAAAATTTACAAACACCAGTAGATTATAAATTAACAGACGGTAATAACAATACAGATGCTGGAGATAGAGAAAGATTAACAACATTAAGACAAAGAGCATGGGAACATGATTATTTTACAGCATCATTACCATTTGCACAAAAAGGTGCAGCTGTTGATATACCAATTGGAACAATTGACCAAGATGTTGCAGTTAGATTTAATGGATTAGATAATGTATTTAATCAAGTAGATGGCGCTGTAAATGGCGCATCACAACAATTAGTAAATATAGGAAATTCAAATGCAGTAGCTACATCTGGTTCACCAGCATTATTTGCATCTACATCAGAATTAGATATTCAACCTACAACAATTAACGATTTACGTAGAGCATTTAAATTACAAGAATGGTTAGAAAAAAACGCTAGAGGCGGTACAAGATATATTGAAAATATTTTAACCCATTTTGGAGTAAGAAGTTCAGATAAAAGATTACAAAGACCAGAATATATTACTGGAGTAAAAAGCCCAGTAGTAGTATCAGAAGTATTAAACACAACTGGACAAGACGGAGGATTACCACAGGGTAACATGGCTGGACATGGAATAAGTGTAACAAGCGGAAAAAGTGGTTCATACTATTGTGAAGAACATGGATACATTATTGGTATCATGTCAGTAATGCCAAAAACAGCTTATCAACAAGGTATTCCACGTACATTCTTAAAAACAGATTCATTAGATTATTTCTGGCCAACATTTGCTAATATTGGAGAACAAGAAGTAGCAAAGCAAGAATTATATGCATATACAGCAAATGCAAATGACACATTTGGATATGTACCACGTTATGCAGAATATAAATATATGCCTTCAAGAGTAGCCGGAGAATTTCGAACATCATTAAATTACTGGCATTTAGGAAGAATCTTTGCAACAGAACCAAGTTTAAATAGTGATTTTATAGAATGTGACCCAACAAAACGAATATTTGCAGTAGAAGATGAAGGCACAGATGTATTATACTGTCATGTATTAAACAAAATTAGAGCAGTAAGACCAATGCCTAAATATGGTACACCAATGGGTTTATAATGTCAACAAAATGTATAACACCTTATCATGTACAAGACAAGTTCACTGGAAACTACATACCAGTGCCATGCAGTAAATGTCCCCCATGTATGAAAAGGAGGACAAGTGGATGGAGTTATAGATTGATAAAAGAGGGCGAACGTTCTAGTAGTGCATTATTCGTTACATTAACATACGATACTGAATATGTTCCAATAACAGAAAAAGGATATATGAATTTAGATAAAACTGATATACAAAAATTCTTTAAAAGATTACGGAAACTATCCAAAACAAAAATTAAATATTATGTATGTGGAGAATATGGAACTAAAAAGATGCGCCCTCATTATCATATTATTATGTTTAATGCAAATAAAGAGCATATACAAAAAGCATGGATATTAAATAATAAACCATTAGGTTCAATACATATAGGACAAGTAAACGAAGCAAGCATAGGTTATACATTAAAATATATGACAAAAAAGGGTAAAATACCATTACATTATAACGACGATAGACAAAAAGAATTCAGTTTAATGTCAAAAAGACTTGGAGATAATTATATAACACAAAAG